TGTAGATGCCGCAGGTGTTAGCGATGCGTCTATAAATTCTGTATATATTGGTACTGATGCAGGTTCATCACTTACAAGTGGTGGAAATAATGTAGCAATAGGAAAAGAAGCGTTTAAAGACGCTGTAAATATAAGCAATATAACTGCAATTGGTAAGGGGGCTGGAAAATCTCTTTCTGACTCAGGAGCCAATCAAAATACATTTGTAGGAGCTGACGCAGGAGCAGTAATGACGCATCAATCAAAAAACACAGCGGTAGGATATAAAGCGGCAGAAAATTCTTATGGAGGTACAGACACTGCAATTGGATATCAGGCATTAAGATATGGAATTAATGTAACCCCATCTACTACTACAGATGAGGCTATGGGTAGGGTAGCTATTGGATACAACGCAATGGGAGGAGCCAATCAAAAAGGAGTTGGAAATATAGCAATTGGAAATGATGCTATGTTGCAAGCTCAAACTACTGTTGTAGGTGGGGCAATAGCAATTGGAGACTCTGCAATGAAGAACCTTACTGCAACTCCAGGTATCTATCAAATTGCAATTGGTAAACAGGCCATGCTTAATGTCGCACCAACTCAGTCTATAGCTATTGGTTATCAAGCATTAATGAATAATACAGTTACCGGAGACCTTCAAGTAGCCATAGGTTATCAGGCAATGTTAGGAACTGTAACAGGAGATAACAACATCGCAATAGGTAGGAATTCAGGTAATACCGCTATAGGCAAATCACTGAACAGCAGCAACATCTTAATAGGTTTTTCAGCATCAGGAGCTGGGACTGATACTATAGGTATTGGTAGAGGAGTAAATGTTGGAGACAATAGTGGTACAAGCGCTATAGCTATAGGTACTACATCAGCTAATAGCGGTAATTATTCTATAGCATTAGGGGCTTCAACCAGCGTATCGGATGATTATAGTGTGGCTATAGGTTTTGGGGCAACAACTAATGCTGCAAATCAATTAGCCTTTGGTACAGTTTCTCAAAATTTAGGGGATATTGCAACACAAACTATTACTCCAAACAAAACTTGGAAAGTTAAAATAAACGGATCGGATTACTTTATACCACTGCAAGACGTTCCATAAATATAATTAAATGAAAGTAGAATTAAATGAAGATTCTATTAAACATATAAATAGGTTATTACAATCTTTACCAATAAGCACATATGATATTGTTAAAGAAATTACTGAAGTAATAAACAAAGGTTTAGTAGAAAAAGAAAAATAAAATAAAATGGATATAAGAAAAATTTCCATTGGTTCTGATTATAAATCAGGTTCAATGCACTACATAGTGGGTCAGCCTGTTCTGGGGGGAGAATACAAAATACACTTAATACAAGCAAAAGAAGAAAGTCAATCCTATAAATTATGGGTAATTAAAAATGAAGAACTTTTTGTTTGGAAAGAGTTTTTATACACTCTTCCTATAACTTTAGAATACAATATAAATTTTTGATGAGGTCTATATACTCATTTATTGTAGAGCCCTTAGAAAATAAAAGGTATAACAATACTAAAAAGTTAGGAGATGTAGAGCTGGTTACAAGTGTTTCGGAAGAAGACCATGCATCTTCAAATAGGTTAGCTATTGTAAAAGAATTACCTTTGAACTATAAAGGAGATGTAAAGCCAGGAGATACATTATTAGTTCATCATAATGTATTTAAGTTTTATAATGACATGAAGGGAAAAAGAAAAAGCGGTAAAAGCTTTTTTAAAGAAAATTTATTTTTTGTAGATGATGACCAGTTTTTTATGTATAAAAATAAAGACAGCTGGAAAGCTCATGGTAAATATTGTTTTGTAAAACCTATATTGACAGAAGATTCTTTAATTTTAAAAAACACAAAATACGAACCATTACAAGGAATTATAAAGTATAGTAATAAAGAGTTAAAAAAACTGGGTGTAAAGATAGGGGATAGAGTTATTTTTACACCAAATAGTGAATATGAATTTGAAGTAGAAGGAGAGTTGCTTTATCGTATGTTTACAAATAATATAACAACTATATTAAATGGATAATAAAGAACTAAAATTACAAATAATAGAAGCAGGAGAAAAGGCTGTAAAACAATTAGTTAAGGTAGCTAAAGAAGAAATAATAAAGTATGATAAAGATGATGAGTTAGCTGCGGATAGATTAAAAAACGCAGCGGCTACAAAAAAGTTATGTATTATGGATGCTTTTGAAATAGTAAAAAGAATTGAAGAAGAAAGAAATTTGTTAGAAGGAAAAGTTATAGAGTCTAAAAACAACACACCAAAAGGATTTGCAGAGTCACGATCAAAATAAATTATATAGACTATTGCCAAATTATGTTCCGACAGGAATAATTAAAAGAAAAAATAAGGCTAAAACATGGGAGTATGGATATAACGAAAAGTACGATATTGTTGTTATATCAAAAGACGGTACTATAGGAGATGTGTACGAAATAAGCGGGGTTCGTATAGCACTTCCGTCAACGCCAAAAATATTATATAATTCCAGAGAAAAACAAAAGGACCAGTTCTGGAACCCAACATTATTACCAAAACCTTTAAAAAGAATACAGTCAATATTTCAATGGCATAATACTCCATCGGATTTTAAAAATGAATGGGTTGATTATATTGAAAAAGAATTTGATAAAAGAGAGGAAGGCTTGTGGTTTATGAATAATGGTGTTCCTACATATATAACTGGAACTCACTATATGTATTTGCAATGGACAAAAATTGATGTAGGAAATCCAGATTTTAGAGAAGCAAATAGAATTTTTTATATTTTTTGGGAAGCGTGTAAAGCAGATAAAAGAAGTTTTGGGATGTGTTACTTAAAAATAAGACGTTCAGGGTTTTCTTTTATGAGTTCTTGTGAAGGAGTAAATCAAGCAACAATAACAAGAGATGCTCGTATTGGTATACTTTCTAAAACAGGGGCAGATGCAAAAAAGATGTTTACTGACAAGGTAGTTCCTATATCAAACAACTACCCTTTCTTTTTCAAACCAATTCAGGATGGTATGGATAAACCAAAAACAGAATTAGCATACAGAGTTCCGGCATCAAAGATTACTAAAAAAAATATGTACTTAACTGAACAGGATGAGTTAGAAGGTCTTGACACAACTATAGACTGGAAGAACACTTCTGATAACTCTTATGATGGGGAAAAGTTACAATACTTATTACATGATGAAAGTGGTAAATGGGAAAAGCCAGAAAATATTTTAAATAACTGGAGGGTAACAAAAACTTGTTTAAGATTAGGAAGTAAGATTATTGGAAAGTGTATGATGGGCTCAACATCAAATGCTTTAGATAAAGGAGGTTCTAATTTTAAAAAATTGTATGAAGATTCTGATGCTACTAAAAGAAATCAAAATGGACAAACAAAATCTGGGTTGTATAGTTTGTTTATTCCTATGGAATGGAACTTTGAAGGATATATAGATAAGTACGGTATGCCTGTGTTAAAGACCCCTGAAAAACCTGTGATAGGAATAGATGGTGAAGATATTAAAATGGGTGCAATAGATTATTGGGAAAACGAAGTTAGTTCTTTATCTTCTGATGCAGATGCTTTAAATGAATTTTACAGACAATTTCCACGAACAGAATCTCATGCTTTTAGAGATGAATCTAAACAATCTTTGTTTAATTTAACAAAAATATATCAACAAATAGATTATAACGATTCCTTAATTTTAGATCATCATGTTACCAGAGGTTCTTTTTCTTGGTTAAATGGAGTGAAAGATACTAAGGTTGTTTTTAGCCCAAATAAAAGTGGTAGATTTTTAGTAACTTGGACGCCAGGAGTAGCTTTACAAAATAGGAAAATATCAAAGGGAGGAAGATGGTATCCGGGAAATGAACATATTGGTTCTTTTGGATGTGACTCTTATGATATTTCTGGAGTTGTTGTTGGTAAAGGTTCTAATGGTGCTTTGCATGGAATGACTAAATTTAATATGGATGATGCACCGAGCAATGAGTTTTTTTTAGAATACATTGCAAGGCCTCAAACAGCAGAAATATTTTTTGAAGAAGTTTTAATGGCTTGTGTTTTTTATGGCATGCCTATATTGTGTGAAAACAACAAACCAAGATTATTATATCATTTTAAAAATAGAGGTTACAGAGGTTACTGTATGAATAGACCAGACAAAAGATTTAACAAATTATCCAAAACAGAAAGAGAGTTGGGAGGTATTCCTAACTCATCAGAAGATGTAAAGCAATCACACGCTGCTGCTATAGAGTCTTATATTGAAAAATATATAGGGTTAGATTTAGAAGGAACTTTTAGAGATTCAGATGCTATCGGAACCATGTGTTTTCAAAGAACATTAATGGACTGGGCAAAGTTTGATATTAATAATAGAACAAGGTTTGATGCTTCTATTAGTTCAGGATTAGCAATTATGGCAAATCAAAAACACCTTTACACACCTACTAAACAAAAATCAAAAATAAGTGTTAACTTTGCAAGATATAACAATAAGAGTTCTCTAAGTCAATTAATAAGATAAATGAAGGGAGTCACAATAGATATTAAATCTGCCGCATTTCCAGATCAATTTGTTTCTGATGCAAAAAAGGCTACAAAGGAATACGGATTACAGATAGGACAAGCGATACAATACGAGTGGTTTAGAAAAGGAGCAGGTTTTAATACCTGTCGTTTCTATGACCAATGGGTGGAATTTAATCGTTTGAGACTATACGCCAGAGGAGAACAATCAATAGCAAAATATAAAAACGAATTAGCAATAGATGGAGATTTAAGTTATTTGAATTTAGACTGGACTCCAGTACCGGTTATTCCTAAATTTGTAGATATTGTTGTTAATGGTATGAGTGATAGATTGTTTACGGTTCAAACCTATGCACAAGACGCTATGTCCTCTGAAAAAAGAGGAGAGTTTCAACAAATGGTAGAAACCAATGTCATTGCAAAGCCTTTGTTTCAGCAAATAGAAGATGATTTTGGGTTAGATGTTTTTCAAGTAAACCCAGATGAATTACCAGAAACAGATTTAGAAATGGAGTTGTATATGCAAATGAATTACAAGCCGGCTGTTGAAATAGCTAATGAATGTGCTATAAATACAATATTGGCGGAAAATCATTATGAGCAAATAAGAAAAAGATGTGATTTAGATTTAATGACTTTAGGTATTGGTATTACTAAACATAGCTTTCAATTAGGGGATGGGGTAAAAGTAGAATATGTTGACCCAGCTAATGTTGTTTATAGTTACACTGAAGACCCTCATTTCAAAGATTGTTTCTACTGGGGTGAAATAAAAACCATACCTATCGGTGAGGTTTTAAAAATTAACCCTGATTTGACACAAGATGATTTAGAAGAAATATCTAAATACAGTCAGGCGTGGTATCAATATTATAATGTAGCAGCTATGTATGAAAACTCTATGTTTTATAGAGATACTTGTACATTGTTATATTTTAACTACAAGTCTACTAACAGTTTTGTTTATAAGAAAAAACAAACAGCAGACGGTAATTATAAAGTAGTTCCAAAAACAGATGAGTTTAATCCGCCAGAAGAAATGATGGAAGAGGGTAACTTTGAAAGAGTAGAAAAAAGAATTGATGTATGGTATGATGGTGTTATGGTTATGGGGACTAACATTATTATAAAATGGGAGCTGGCTAAAAACATGGTAAGACCTCAGTCGGCAAGTCAATATGCAATGCCTAATTATGTTGCTGTTGCTCCAAGAATGTATAAGGGAAATATAGAGTCTTTAGTAAGACGAATGATACCATTTACAGATTTAATCCAAATGACTCACATGAAGCTCCAGCAAGTAATACAAAAGGTTGTGCCAGATGGAGTGTTTATAGATGCAGACGGATTAAATGAAGTAGACTTAGGAACAGGAAATTCATATGACCCATCAGATGCATTAAGGTTGTATTTTCAAACAGGTAGTGTAGTGGGAAGAAGCTATACTCAAGATGGTGAGTTTAACAATGCACGAGTACCTATTCAACAACTAACAACTAATAGTGGAGGAAACAAAATGCAAATGTTAATTGGTAATTATAATCATTATTTAAACATGATAAGACAAGTTACCGGATTAAATGAAGCAAGAGACGGTAGTACACCTGATCCAAATTCTTTAGTTGGTGTTCAAAAATTAGCTGCATTAAATTCTAACACAGCTACTCGTCATATTTTAGATGGTAGTTTATATTTAACACAAACATTAGCGGAGGCTTTATCTATTAGAACAGCTGATGTGTTACAATATTCAGATTTTGCAGATGAGTTTGCTATGCAAATAGGAAAATATAATATGGGTGTTTTGGATGATATTAAAAATTTATACTTATATGATTTTGGAATTTTTGTAGAAGTTGCTCCTGATGAAGAAGAGAAAGCAAGATTAGAAGCAAATATACAAATGGCTTTATCTAAAGGTGGTATAGACTTAGAAGATGCTATTGATATTAGAGAGATTAAAAATATTAAGATGGCTAATCAACTGTTAAAAGTTAAAAGAAAGCAAAAAGCCAAAGAAGATATGCAGCGTAAAGCTCAAGAAATGCAAATGCAGCAACAAAATAATCTGCAATCACAACAAGCTGCGGCACAAATTGCAATGCAAAAAATTCAAATGGAAGGTCAAACTAAAATGCAGGTGAAACAAGCAGAGGTAAGTTTTGAAATTGAAAAGATGAAAAACGAAGCTGCATTAAAAGAAAAACTAATGAATACTGAATTTCAGTATGCGGTTCAGTTAAAAGGAGCTGAAGAAGCTCAAATAAATAGAAGAGAGCAAAATAGAGAAGAGGCTAAAAACAAACGTATTAGTCAACAATCTTCACAACAATCAAAATTAATTGACCAGCGTAAAAACAATTTACCTCCTATAAATTTTGAATCCAATGAGGATAGTTTAGACGGTTTTGATATGGCCGAGTTCAACCCAAGATAGCTAAATCTTGAGCTTAAATAATTATTAACTTTGTAAAAATTAAATTAAATAAAATGGAAATAAAAGTAAAAGAAGTTACTGATGTAACTGAAGAAAAATCAAAAGCTGAAATTGAACAAGAACTTTTAGAAAAGCATGAAGAAAAGTTTGAAAATTCAACACAGCCAGAAACAACAGAAGAAACAACAGCTCCTGTAAATGAAGAAGTAAGTCAAGAAGCAGTAAATCAGGAGCCAATAGATAAAACTCCATCGTCAGAGTTAAGTGACGAAGACGTTCTTTCATATATTAAAAGCAGATATGATAAAGAAATAAATTCTGTAGATGATTTATTTGCTCAAAAAGAAGCAAATGAAGAATTACCGGAAGATGTTTCAGCATATTTGAAGTATAAAAAAGAAACAGGACGTGGTATTGAAGACTTTTATAATTTACAAAGAGACTACGATACTATGGACGAAGATTCTTTATTAGCTAACTATTACGGAGCAACCGAAGAA